CCATCTATCGATACGATGTACGCTTTTGCGTCTGTTGTTTGCGGAGTAAATGAAAGAGTGAAGACGTTATCAGTTCCGTTACCAGTATGTGTAGATTTATAGAACCCAGCTAAGTTGGTATCGGTAAGTGCGATCTGTGTGTCTACGTATCCTTTGTTAACTGCATCTGTAGCAAGTGTACCGTCCGCTAAGTTCTTGATCTGCTTGTTACCAGCATTGTAGTTCGCACTACCTTCCAGTTCTTTCAAGCCGGAATCCGCACCTTCAGTAGCTTCTTCAGCTAAGTAACGGTTGTGTAAGTACGCTCTGTCTAACTCAGACTCTGTTAACACCGATCCGTTCTGGAAGTCTACGAGGTTCGTGTTAGGTGCTGACCTACGTTTTATACGCACTAACTCACCACCAGCAAGAGCAGTCGTTGGATTGCTTAGATTGATGCGTTGAGACGGAGACGTTTCAATGGTGTAGTTTGTAGTGATCGTTTGATCTACACCCTCGATTTCCACAATAACGTGTTCGTCTTCAAGATACGGAAATGAGAAAGCAAAGTACTGCTGTGCTGCTGTTGCTGTATAGTCTACGTAGGTGTTAGCCATGATGATATATATTATTAATTATTGAGAGAGAAGAGCAAGTACATCTTCACGGGATACACCAGTTTTAAAACGGGTTTTTGCTAATGTTAAAGCTGAGTATTGTTTATCTAACTCAGGAAACTCACGCATCATACGCTTCCTCGCTTCCTTTCTATACTTAGTTAGGATACTGTTTATTTGTGTGATCCTTGGACTCTCCAAACCCGGTTCAGACTCAGGAGATAACTGTTTGTAGTCTCTTGATTTAATTAACCTAGAAAGCTTTTGTCTTAATGTTTGTCCGCCTATCTTAGTGCTTTTTAATAACTCTTGCCATCTATCATAAGCAGATTGACCAGCGTCGCTTTTATAAGCTAACATATCAATTTGACCGCCTAAGTTTGGAGGAGGTAATCTAAAAGCATGATTCAAACTCGCCATCTCCTGTAGTACTGGATCATCCTTTTTAGTAGAAAACGCTATTGGGTTAAAGAACTGTAACGGAGAATCAAACATAGCTTCCATCATTATCTCCTCACCTAACACATTTCTTTTGGAGTCTAAACCGTTCCTATCGCCTAACTTCTTTTTAACGGAGTCCATTACACTCCTTGATTCCTTCATAGCTTGTGTATCACTGTCTGCCATTTGAGATATTAAATTAGGAACAAAAGAAGAGACGAAGTTTCTACCAAACCTAGGAACAAAACGGTCAGGATCAGATAACGCATCCGTAAATGTTTGGATACCAGCTAAGTAAGATTTATTAGTTACATTTCTTGTTAAAGCTAGTAGGAAAGCTTGAGTGGCGTGTTCTAATTCACTTTCATTAAAATCTTTAGATTCTGTAACCCCTGTCTCTACTATGTCAGCTATGATGCCTAGAGGTGTAGCGATAGGGTCTAATCTTTGATAACTGAAATATTCATCACCAATCTTAATGCTATACGGTTGCCACCCAGCTGCTTGTAATGCTTTCTTTTGACGCTCATCGCTTGGCCCTCCTCCTGTAATTGAACCGTTTCCGTTTTGAACGGCTTCCATTAATGTATAACCTACTAAAGCTGCGGTTACTAATTTACCACGAGCTTGGGCTTTAATTATAGGGTCTGGATTACCTAGTTCTATTTTAAAACGTTCCCAAGATTCTTTTGTTAATGGGATGTTTAAAGGAGTTCTTTCTAAGGCAAATGTCAATATATTAGTAGGAGTCCGAACGAAAGGTAATATTAAACGAGCTGCCGGTATGTTATTAGTTATGTTTTGTAAGCCTTTACCTAGACCCGGTTCCAGTTCTTTAGTGAATGTTAAATACCTAGCTTAGTCTTGTGCATATTGTATTAATGCAGATTTAGTATCATCGAAGTTCTTTTGTACATAATCTAACACAAATTTATTACGATCCTTTCCTACTTTTATTTTTAACGTGGTAAGTCTTTTTGAATCCGCTTCGGTGAGATCAGTTCTTCTTTTCTTGTTTTCTAAAGCATCTAATTCGTCTATAGCGGGTTTAAACTCAGATTTACTTTTAAATATTTCATAAGCTTCTCTAGCTAAACCTTCCTCGGAACCCATACGTCCGCCTTCGGTAATAACACCTTCTAACGTTTTATTAATGTGATCCGCTAATGCTTGAGGTTCTCTGATTCCTTGTTGTAAACCAGACATAGCTGCTTTTAAGCGAGCTGCTCTACGATAAGCTAACTGTTTAAAGAACTCATCAGTAGTCATTAATAACCTACTTGGAATCCTGATAATATTATTAGCAAACCAATCAATTCCTTTTTCCGTTTGTTCAGATAAAGCTTTACCAGGCATGGCTTCCGATACTCGTTGACCGCTGATAGCTACTTCAGGTCTATCACTAAAAGCACGAGCGTTTGGATCAAGTACGTTGTCCGATTGCTTGAAAGCTTTCTTAGCAAAACTAGCGGCTTCAGAATACATCTTACCATCAGCCCAAGCAGCGAACACAGCTTTGACGACATCCATATTTCCACTAGCTACACCTCCTAATACAGTTTCAATTGATGTCATAACTTGAGTAATACTATTACCCATCGCATTGACTACTTGTGTTTTAGGTCCGCTAAGAATAGAATTCATCCAGTATTCAATAGGCATATCAAGCATTGACTTACCTTGTGCTTTCTTGGCTGTCTTAAATAATCTTTCTAGGGAACCTACTGGATCAGTTGGGTCTATGTGTTCGTTGATAAGATCAACCATCTTTTTAGGGTCCATACCCGAAGCATTCGCAAACTCTTTACGTAACCCGTCTATTTTAAAATCAGCCTCACTTAAACCTATTTTTCTAGGAGTAAATCCTTCACGTCTTGATCCTAATAACAAACTTCCTTGCCTACCTAACTTCCTATAAACATCAGCAATACTAAGTAGTTGTTGAAAGTTATTCTTAATATCGGCAATAGCTACATCTCCTCCTCCAGCTTTCTCAAATGATTTTACTGCATCCGCTAAGTTATTAACAACAGCTACACCTTGATCTCTAATACTTTGTTGTACGATACGTGCTTCAGCTATTTTAGTAGCAGCATCTTTACCTTCTTGTAGCATCAGAGACTTTTCGATCTCAGCGTCGAGTTCCAACACAGCACCCTCTACAGTTATCTTGTCAGGGTTTTCTTTATAGTAACTCTCAAGTAAATCCTTCAGTACGATAACATCATCACTTGTTTCTAAAGCAAACCGTGGAAGTCTAGGTGTACCGCCTTTCATTAACTCATCAGCGTACCCACGGAACTTCTCAGGAACAGCTTGTAATACTTCGTCTGCACCTTTCTTAAAGTCCGGAAGATCAGCAAACAATCTACCCCTCATATCTAAAGGTGCTTCTGCTCTCTTAGTTATATTACGCTGTTTAAGGAAATCATTAAATATTTTCTTCCTTTGGTCTATACCTAACTTAGATTTTAAAGAAGCAAACATATCCTTGAACATGATCGCTACTTCTTGTGCTATTCTTTTAAGTGTGCCTGAAGGAGCTAAATCTTTCTCGTCTAACTTCTTTAAGAAAGCATCGGTCATCTCCTCTGCAAAGTATTCGTCTACATCTTTAAACCTGTAGTTCTCGTTTGTGTGCTTACCCTTCAGGAATCTTTCTAGTTCTTTTGGTATTGTTCTCTTCAGTAGCGTGGAAGGGTCAACAGTGTCATCTAAATCAACACCAAAGCTTCTAATGTAGTCTCTTCTGGCTTTATCAAATTGTTTAGTTAAAGCACTAACATCTGTCTTAGGAAGGTAACGACTAAGTCCGTGCCATAACTCGTGGATCATAGTACGTTTAATACCACCATCATTTATAACAGATTGTCGTATTTGTAGTAGGTTGTTACCAAAGTTATAACGACCCGCAGATGGTATTTTGTTAGTGACGGATAACGATACATCACCAAACAAACGTTTACCCATCACATCAATGAACTTCTCAACATCAGCAACGTCTTGCGGGTCTGCTCCCTTTATAGGGAACTTCTTCATTAACCTACTTTTTAAAGTGTCAGCACCTTTAGGAATAATATCCATCATCCCTTCTTCTTCGTAGGTCTTAAACGGCCTAGGTGTTCTTTCTACAGTAGCATCAAAGTCTTCTAAAGTTTCGTCTAGTTCTTCTACTCTTTCCTGTAGTTCTCTTTCTTCTGCTGCTCTAACCCTATCCTTTACGTCAGCAGTCCTCACATCACCTAACACACGAAGATCAGCTTCTTTACCTTCTATACGTTTTTCAAGCATAGAGATTCTAGTCTCATCAATACCAGTAGCTTTACCTTCTTCTTTCTTCTTTAACAATTCATCAAGCTGAGTTTTATCTTGGTCTAGTTCTTTTTGGACTAGGGATATATCTTCCTTGAACTCAGGCATATCAGCAAAAGCCTTACCACCTTCTAACGCTTCGTCTACAGCTTGTGCTTGTCCGACTGCATCTGCTCCGCCATCCTTAGCTTTGCGTCCGTTCTTAATAGCTTTGAGCGACTTGATAAATACACCAGCTACAGCTTCAAGACCGAGACCTTCCAACACATTCTTCATGCGTCCCTCTAGTTCGCCTTCGTCTCCATCATACGCCAAGAACTCAGTAACTGGATTCTGTAACTCAGGTACTTGCTGGATAAGATTAGACAGTCTAGCTTCTTGTCCGTTAAAGAAAGTAAAGTCAGTAGCAGCCCCAGCAACAACAGCTTTAGTAGCGGTACCAGCTTTAGCTAATGCACCTGCTCTACCCACAAGACCAAACAACGGAACGAATCCTGTAGCAAATTGTGTTATACCTTCTACAGCACCTCCGGCCATAGTCTTAGAAGTACCAAGGAAACGTGTATCGTAGTCCGGCAGTACATCAAAAGCTAAGTAATCGGCTAAGTTATAAGCACCTTGTACCGCACCCTCTACACCACGAAACGGGGCAGCAAGTACATCACCCGCTACATCTAAAAAGTCGTCCTCTTCTTCTAATACTTTATCTTCTGGTAATGCCATAGTAATTTTAATTCGTAAGTCCTAAGCGTTTAGAAAATTCTAATTGATCTTTAACAAATTGTAATACATCTTCAACGCCTATTAAGCGAGCTTTCCTTTTTACAGCTTCGGGCATATCTTCGTTACTTGTTATATCTTTAGCTGCTTCTATTTCGTCAACAGTAAGTATTCTAGTAATCTTAGCCCTACCAGCTAATTCAAAAGGATCGAAGATAACAACTGTATCCTGTTGAGCAGCTCTGCCGTACTCTAATGTTTCTATGTTTGTGAAAGTTTCCAAGAAGCCATTAATGTTCATCCACTGCTGCTCTTTAACTTCTATCTCTTCTGCTGTATATCTTACTCCGGGCGTTCCGGGATTTTCCATAGCTACAGGGCCAACTAATGTGGAGGTAGGTTTCTTAGGTTTTACTTTCCAAGCTTTGGGTTGTAGTTGTTTAGCCAATATAGCGGAATCTCTAACTCCGTACGACATAACAAAACTCATAGCTTTTTGCTTCTCTTCCGCGGGTGCTTGTTTGTTGGTTAGTACTTTTAAATTCTCAGAAGTTACTTGATAATCGTCTTCAGTTACAGTCGAAATTTTTTCAAATAATTTATCTAGCAAACCTTTATCAGTTGCTGTTGTGTGCTTATTCGTAGCTTCGTCTAAAAATGAATCTGCTCGGTCTTTGTTCGTAACTTCTACTTCTACTTTACCAGCTCTTGTAATTATATCTTGTTGGAATTTATCAAATATTCTTTTGTCTTCATCTCTTGCAAACTGTAGTAACTGGCTTTGTTGTTCATCAACTTCCATCCCGGATTGAATTAAGTCTAATGCTTTATTCTGTATAGACCTTTGAAATTCTATGTTTGAGTTTATTTGTAAATCAACAGTTTGCGGATCGTTTGTTAACTGTGAATAGTTATTTTGAACAAACCCTGAAACACGATCTCGCATAAAAGCTTCTTGTATAAAACGAAGACCCGTAGTATCTCGTAACAATTCTTGCTGTTGGCGACCTAATGGGTCCACATCGCTACGAACAAATGTGTTTATATTTTTAGTAAACAGTCCTAATGTTTCGTTATCCATCCCAGACTTAGGATCATAACTTGCTATGTTCTCAGCATCTAACTGTAACTGTGTTAAGCTGTTATATTCTTTGCCGTTAAACGTGCCAGTCCTCTTTGCTTGTATAGCGTTGTGTGCTTGTGTGTATTCGTTGTATAAACCTGTAGCTAAATCATTACGTCTTTTATCTTCTGCTTGTTCTGATGCTGCTGCTGATCTATCTATTAATGTACTTAATTCGCTTTGATCTACGATAGAAAGTTTGGCGTTACCTATATTTAAGTTAGCACTTGCCCACTCAAGGAACGCATCTGCTTTTACTTCTCCACCGTCCCTAGCTAATGATTGTAACGTCCTAGCTAAAAATGCTTTCTGCTCTTCAGCATTAAACGCTCCTAAGTTACTCCACTGTTCTTGAACTTGATCGGTAAAATCTTCATTGAATAAAGACATAGATTCCCCGTCATAGGAGTTATTTACTAAATGGTAAACCGTATCTAATACAGGCCCTACCGTAGCAGCTTTAGCTACTCTACTCTTCTGTGCGTCGTACTGTCTTGCTAGTGGTAATATCTGTGGATTAATAGCTTGCTGTAAACCTTCTTGAGCGAATACCGAACCCGACAATCCTTCGTTCTCTCCTACAAAGTTTTGTTGTACTAAGTTTATAACTTCACGAGTGCTTAGGTCTTCGTCTCCAGCTTCTGGATTCTCCAACCTGTTATAAACTTGCTCCATCATCAGCTTACTAGACGCTTGTCCGACCGCCCTAAGTTTCCTCTTCTGATTCAACGGAGAAGTCAACCATCCCATAGCTCCACGACGTACTTGCTTGTCTAGCTCTCCTTCCGTCTTCTTGAGCAGAGCCTGTACTTCTTCAGGACTTTTACGACTTAGCTCATCCTCAAATATTTCCGCCTCTTGTTTAGCAGCTAATCCGTACTGTTGTAATACATCTTGACCTGCTTTTAAAGTGTCAGCTAAATCTAACAACTTACTACGAGGTGCTTGTACAGGAGCCGCTCTGACTTGAGCAACAGCGTACTGACCAGCTCGTTGAATGGTTGGCTGAATACCAGGAACAACGTCCCCTAAGCCTTGTACTTGTACTCGTTCTTTAGCCATAATTAATAACCCTCAGGTAAAGTATATGTTTGGAGGCCTGAAGCATCGTAACTAGACACTGATCCCCTAGGAATCGATGGGTTTGAACTTCCACCTCCACCGCTCAACGACCTCCCAGCCATATACCCTTGCAATCCGCCACTAGCTACGCTCAATACATCAGATATGCCTAAACCTCTAGGACGTATTGGTTCTGCTATAGGTTGTTTAATACCGATCAATCGTTGTTGAGAAGCTAGTCCTATCTGTTCAAGACCAAGTCCTGTACCTACTCCACTAAGTTCTTGTTGGCGAAGTAATGCACTACGATACCCAGCTTCTTGTCTCATGTAGTCTCCCATCAAAGCGTCAACCGAAGCTCCCGCAACGCCCGACTCACCTGCTGATACTCTAGCTCTAGCTAGTGCAGCTTGTGACTTACGACTTACTTGTTCAAGCTCACGTCCTACAGCTTCTTGCTCTTGTGCTTGACGCATACGAAGTGATGTCTGTTCTTGTAAAGCCCTTTGTCTTTCCGCCGCTGCTGCCTGTGCTTGATAACGACGTTGCATCTCATTCTGTTGAAGCTGTGCTTGATACTGTGCCTTAGCTTGTTGCCTAGCACCTATTGCCGAAGCTCCAGACGACGCTGCTCCTAATGCTAAACCTGCTGCTGCTAGTGTACACATATACTTACTTCCTCTCTAATATAAATGACATATAGCCGTCCAAGTGACAATCGTTAAACTCAGCACCTAACCACTTCAACCACCTATAACTCAACGTGTTACTCTTCATAACAAAGTTAGTAAGGTAATCAAAGCCGTCTAACAATCCTTCCATACGTTCCTTAGAGTGTTTCAAGAAGAACTTCTTAATCGTCGGTAATCTTCTAGTACCTAATAACCAAGCACTTCCGATATTAGTACCTTCAAT